TAGGAGTTTTAAAAATGGCTGAGACACTATCAGTAACGGAGATGATACCTAATAAGTTTGAACCAAAGAGAAAAAATCGTTGGGTCTTTGCTATTGAGGGTATCGATGCTTTTCTTATGAAGACCGCGAGTCGACCTTCATATTCTACAAACGAGACACAAATCCCATTTATTAACAGTACACGTTATCTTGCTGGTAAGACAACTTTTGAGACTATGTCTGTAACATTACATGATCCAATTGCACCTTCAGGAGCGCAACAAGTTATGGAATGGGTACGGACTCATTTTGAATCAGTAAGTGGGCGTGCTGGATATGCTGACTTTTATAAAAGAGACTGTCAGCTTAAATTATTAGATCCTGTTGGAACTGTTGTTGAACTATGGGATATTAAAGGAGCTTTTTTAACAAATGCAAACTTTGGTGACCTAGGTTACGACGGCGATGACATGACTGAGATTTCTTTGACACTTAGATTTGACAATTGCGTGTTACAATACTAATCGCTTTTTTTAATTAAAAAATATTGATTTCATTAAAGAGTATTTTGTTTCGACAGAGTACTCTTTTTTACTGTCTGTAAAAAGTTTTTAACTTACATGTATATTTTATCAATAATTAATAGTTAACAAAAACAGTAAAAACCTCGTTGTTAATAATTAAATACATTAGATAAAATATTAGGATTAAAATGTCAGTACATAGTTTTATAAGAAATATTCAAATTGGCGACACAGAGCAAGATCCTACTATAAACGTAGGTCAAAGTCTCATAACAGCAGCAGCAAACATTATAGGTACCTCTTATAAAGGTAAAGCTTTTGTACCTGAAAAGATTTTCTCTAGTAATACTGTTGCTAACAGCATTGTTTATAATACAAAAGAAAATATTCTAGGCACTCATAGACAAAATCAACATGCACATTTATATGATGATTATGTATGTTATGCAGATAGTATGGCTTACGATGCATTGTCTATGTGGCAAGACAACGGAGGTGTTTACTCTTCTTTTACTAGAGTATTAGGTATTGGAACAGGCACTAGAGGTAGTAACGGTAAAATGCTACATAGCGGGTTTAATGCTGCGGAAGATATTTCTAGTGGATCGTTAACTCAAACTAAAAGTGGTAACATACACTCTGTTACTGATGCAGATAGTAAGCCCGGTAACGTTACTTTTGTTTTAAAAAAAATGCTTGAATCAAGCACGCGAGCAGCAAGTGTTGATGCTGCTAATGCTGATCCAGACACAGTTGACTATTTAAATGAACTAGGCAATGATAATGACTTAACTTTAAATTCGCATTATTTGTCTGATGTTTTAATTTTTGCAAGTGGTAATTTACCTAATTTAATATCTAATCCAGGATCTGATTTATTTGCTGATCATTCTAGCACAGCAGCTTCTAGTTATACAGATCAAGATTCAAAACAAATTTTAAATATCCAGCCATATATTAAGATACTAGGTTTTAAACCAAAATACGATGAAAAAGAAAACAATGTTTTTTCTTTAGGCACAAGACCTTCTGCTAATGTTATACAAAAGCCTATAGGTTATTATAATGTATCTAAAAATTACATTTCAGACAAGTTCTTAGAAAAAGGACACTTGACTTACACATCTTATTCCTTGAATGGAATAGAAAAACCATATCCTGCTAAACTTTACCAGACTGATATTTTAACTGTAAAACCTTATTCTACTCTTGGCGCTAATCCAACGTTTCCTGATTATAATTCTTTTGAAAGTGAATTTACAACAGCAAAAACGCCATGGATTACGTCTCAACCTTTTAATAGACATGGTTTATCTAATAATAGAAAAAACATTCACGAGTACGTACATAAGCTTTTTAGGTTTCATGCATTATCAGATGGTGAGTCAGGAAACAAGTATAGAATTAAAATCAACCCTACATTCAGAGGAAAATTAGATTTACATAGAGAACCAACTGAAAACGAATATTCAACATTTGATATTTACTTTTTTGAATATGAGCCTCGAAACAATACATTTATACAACTAGAATACTATAAAAATATAAACTTGAGTCCAAAAAGTGATAACTATATCGGCTTTAAGATAGGCACTATACATAAATACTATGACTTTAAATCAAACAAAGTTGTTGAAAAAGGACTCTATGAAAATATTAGTAAGTACTTGAGAGTTGAAATTGCTGATGATATTGAGTATATGTCTTTAAGTAATCAAAATGCTTTATTACCATCAGGATTTGAGTCATATCCACACATTAAATTACAAAAGTCAGCTTTTACAAGCTGGTACAGTAATAATAATGTAATAGAAACTATATTTGATACAAATAAAGTTTATCATCTCCCGCCAATGCATGCATTAAATTACTACCCAGACTTTGTAACAGATACAGATGATATTGAAAATAACTGGGGGATTGTGTTTACTCAAGCAGCTGTAAAAAAACATTTAGTAGATAGTATTCTTAAATCGTCATTTTTACCAAAATTTACACAAAGTCAAATACGAGACAATAGAGCACTTGTTAATAGAAGACAGATTTCTCCTCATTATTACTATACAAAATATTTTTTAAGCGAAATTACTGATAGCAATCATACACATTTGAACGTTCTTAATAATGAAAACAATTATTTAAACTCATTTTTTCATTTAGAAAAAATTGCTTATAAAAACACAAAAACTGACGGTGAACTAGATAGTCCATTTAATTCTTTAGATGATGGCAAAAATGCAAGAAATATGATTTATAAGCATTCTGGTCGTCCTTTTGCTAATGGTGTTACATATAACTATATAGACATAAACAATGACGTAGGAGGAATATGGGATGAAGAAGGAAATCTGATACAACAATTTAGAAATAAATTATCTTTTGACTTTTTTACATACGGTGGCTTTGATGGCGTTGATATTAGAGATAGTGATAAAAAGTTTTTAAGAAACGATGCAATTGCAAGAGAGTTATACACTGCAAATATAGGTGAGCAAAAAACTACATACTCTGCTTATGATAAAGCAATTGATATTGCAATGGATGAATCAAACTGTGCAAGTGATATAGTAATATTACCTGGAATAAAAGAAATACCTTTAATTGAAAAAGTAGTAAAAAAGTGTGAAGAAGACAGAAATCATTTTTTTATAGCAGATACTGGAGGCGCAGCGTCTAACAATCTAATTCAGTTTCACAAGCTTGTTAAAAACAATGATCTAAACACAATTTCAGATTCTGGAGACTTAGTTAAAACATCATTAGGGATATCTGGCAAAAATACTTTTGTTTTAAATGAATTTGAATCAGCTGATAATAATAATGATTATACTGTAGATAGTGTAAGAATAGCAACTAATGATGAAAGATTTAGTTTAGGACAAGACTTTAATGATAGCCCAGTTTACTATTCTTATAAGAAAGTTTTAGATAAACAGTATACTAGAGTTTTAAGTAACTGGAATAGTCTAAACATTACAAGTAGATACTTATTTCCAGTTTTTGGAGATCTAAATGCAAATATTTCTATAGGTGCATTTAGATATCAGAAACAAATACCTGCTGAAGCTTTTGTTTTAGGAAAAATTGCACAAACAATTACACCTAGAAGCAGCTTGACACAAACAGATTTACCTTTATTTTATGCAGGTGCTAGTTTTAGTTTGATAGATTCAATAAATTTAAAAGAATCTTCTTTAGAATTTGAAAATAATGCAAAGTTATACTTAAGAAAATCTTCTATAAACTTGTTATATAAACCTTTAAATAAAGACGCAATAAACTTATTAAGTGAAAAAACAGCGCATGGCGAAAGAAAATCAGTCTTTCAAGTGCAAAGTATTGTTCGAACAATTCAAGAAATAAAAAAGAGAATTAAATTTGATATTTTTATTAATGAGAGCTTTGTCAAAGGTGGCTTTTTATTTACACAAAATTCTAATTTTCAAAATCTGTATCAAAGATTAGAAATACAGTTAGAATTTATAATGACGAGTTTTCTTAAAGCAGGATATATAACAAATTATATAATAAATATTCCTAATAGTAAGGATGACAAAACGATATTAGATATGCAAAACTACATTATAAGAGGTTCAATTATTTTACAATTTGATCAATCTGATACAATAGAATTGACACTAGATAGTGTATTGAGTGATTTAAGCTTGATGACAAATAGCGGACAAGATGAAGTACTATTACCTAAAATTTAAGGAGATAATTAATGAGTAATTCTTTAGATAAGCCTATCAACCCTACACAAATTAGCAGGGAAGGGCCTATTCAAGTTTCAAATGTAATGAGAGACGACTTTGGATTTGAAATTCCACAAGAAAGTGTACCTCTTCCATCAAGAGGAGTGATTTATCCACAAGATGGTTCGTTACACGGGCAAGAAACAATTGATATTAGACCTATGACTGCAAGAGAAGAAGATATTTTAACATCTCGTGCTTATATTAAAAGCGGGACAGTTTTAACAAAACTATTACAATCTTGTATTGTTAATAAGTCAATTAAACCTGACGATCTTATTTCTGGCGACAGAAACGCTTTGCTTGTTTCTCTTCGAATTACAGGATATGGCGCAGATTATGATGTTGAAGTTGATTGTCCTGAGTGTGGAACAAAAAGCAAACAAACTTTTGATTTATCAGACTTATCAATTAAGCGATTAGAAGTCGATCCTGTTGTTATGGGTGATAATTTATTTGAAGTTCAGTTGCCTGTTACTAAGAAAAACGTAAGAGTTAAGTTTTTAACAGGTCATGATGAAAGAGAAATGATGATAACAAATGAAAGAAAGAAAAAGAGCGGAATGAAAGTTGAGTCTGCAATTACAGACAGACTTTCTCGATCTATTGTTTCTGTAGGTGGTATAACCGATCGCAATAAACTTTCATTTTTTGTCAAAAATTTACCTGCTAGAGACTCTCTAGCGCTTCGACGATTTCTAGATAGACATGAACCAGGAATTGACATGAAATCTTGGATGAATTGTCCACATTGTCACGAACAAAGTGAGGTAGGTCTTCCAATGGGAGCCTCGTTTTTTTGGCCTGACACCGAATAATAAAGATTTATATCTTGAACAAATATATATTTTAATGTATCACTTAGGGTTTACATATCGAGATGCTTATAGCTGTCCTGTTTGGCAAAGATTTTGGTTTATAGGTAGATTTAAAAAAGATTTAGAAGAATCAAAACAACAAAATCAGGCACACCAGCAATCAAAAAGGCAAACAAATGGTAGTAAAGTATTTCGTAAATCATTTTAAATCATAGTTACATATACTATAATCGTATTTAAAAGGAATTTAAAATGATAACACAAAAAGAGAAGTTATTACATCACATTGCTGCAAAGTACATAGTAAGTGAAGATGTAGACATAGAGCTTTCAGGAAGACCTGCAGAAATGGATTGTTTAATAGAACTATTAGAAGTCTCAAAAAGACTTAAGATTCAGTTAGACGAAAATGCTAGTTTAGATGTAATCAATAAGTCTATTATACAAAAAAAAGAAATAACAAGAAAGTTTGAAAATTTGTCTGGAATTACTTGGAGGCTCTAAGTAAATGGAAAGTACAATTCAGCAACAACTAGATATATCACGAAGTTTATTAGAAGCTTTAGACAGAATGACTAATTCTTTTGAAAGTATGCTAGGCAATACAAATGGCCAAAACAGCTTCATGCAAAAAATGATGCAAGAAATGAAAAGCTCAGATACTAGATTGAGTAATACAGCTTCAAATGCTCAAGCAATATCTAATGAAATGTCAAACTCTGTTGCTGATGGTTTTGTGCAAAACATAGAAAATCAAACTAAAGACAGCACTAATGCAATTAATTCTAGCATGAAAAATTCTTCAACAAAATCTAGTAAAACGTTAAGAAATGCTTTAAAAAATAATAAGTTATTTAAAAAAATAAAAGATAAAACAAACGCGATCAATGTATCACTAAAAAATTCGACAGATGTAATAAGCAGAGAATTAACAAGTGCAGTAAGCAAAATGGAAAAATATCCAAGAATTTTAAAAATTGCATCTATAGGTGTCTATATTCTTGGTAAAGCAATTGATCTAATGATGAAAATTAAAGATGCATTTTCTTCTTTTGGTAGGTCTTTAATACGCGACTTTTTTGGATTTTTATTCAGCTTTTTAAAAGGGTTGTTAAAAGCTGCTGTATCTTTAATCGGTGCAGCAACTAAATTTTTTATGTTTTCATTATCTTTGCCTTTTACAATAGGAAAGTTTGCTTCACAAATAGGAAACACAATAAGACGGGATATAGTTGAGGTTATACAATCTGCTGGCGAAGAAGCAAAGGAGGCATTTGACTTAACTTCGCATATAGGAAAAAGTGCTGATAAGATGACAGGAATGGCTAAAGGTTTATTAAAAACATTTCAGTCTCCTAGGTCAAGACTATCAAGGCTCTTTGGGACAGGTGCAGCTGGTGCTGCTTCTTTTTTAAAAGAAACATTTAAAGCAGTTGCAGACATGGGACATTATTCAGAAGTCTTTGGTCAATCTATTATGGGTAATCTTTCAAGCGCGCAATATTTAATAGAAATGCAAAGAGCAATGGGTCTAAGTGCTAAAGAATTTGCTTATTATGCAATGGAATCATATATTAGTGGAAAAAGCCCAATTGACACTTTGCACGAAACGTCAGAAACAATAAAAAATGCAGCTGATCGTAATGGTCTAGACTTTAAAGCATTAACAAAAGAGTTCCACACATTAAGGACAAACATTGTTGACTTTGGAAATTTAACTTCTAACGAAGTTGCAAACTTAACTGTTAAACTTAGAAAAATGGGTATTCAAACAGACGATGCAGTTAATGTATTTAAAAAGTTTACTTCTCTAGAAGAAGCTTCTAAAACTTCAGCAATGTTATTTCAGTCATTTGAAATGAACATAGACGCTTTTGATTTATTGACTGCAAGAGACCCTGGAGAAATGTTGCAACAGTTTAGAGATTCAATGTTTCAGACAGGCCGCGCATTTAAAGACCTAGATAGACACGAAAAAGCTTTAATGTCTAACATTACAGGCGTTAGCGAAAAAGGTTTGCAAAGCCTAATGAATTATATGTCTCAAGGCTTAGAATATGAAGAAGCTAGAAAAAGAATGGAAGAACAAGATCCAACTGAACAACAAACTAAAATGGTTAAAGGCTTAACTTCTACTATAAAGCTACTTCAAAAGACAATGATGTTTGAGAGCCCATTTCAAGCATTTTTTAGAGGTTTAACGAGTAATGCATCAAACCAAAAAGAATTAAGAAATATGGTTGTTGGTCTTAGCTCTTTATATGAAGACATATATCACTTAGGCTTTAGTCTAGATATTAATCAAATAAAATCTTTACTAGTACCAGTCACAACAATTCTTAATAAAATCAGTGGAACTTTGACAGGTAATACATTTAAAAAAGTTTTAAAGCATGCAACAAAAACTGCAGGAGACTTTTTAGGTGACATTGGTAATGATTTACAAAACTCTACTGCGCAACAATATTACAAACTTGAAAAACAAGTATCATCTGTTATTTTTAAATTAAATAAAGATCAGATAAAAGCTGTAAGAGAAAAAGAAAAAGTAATTTTTGAAGCTATATCAAGCACTTTAGATTTAACAAATCCAAAAAGAAATGCTAATGCTCAGCTTTTAGGTAAAATGAAAGGGCAGGGTATATTAGAGGAATACAAGAAAGGTGTGTTTAGAGTTGCCAAAGATGTCACAACTGAAGAAATTTTAAGAAAAATGCAATATATAAGTGGGCAATATGATGACAATAGTCCAGTTCAAAAAGAAATATTAGGAATATTAAATGTAGTAGATACTAAATTCGAAGAACAAATAAGTCAATTAGATGTATTTACGCAAAAAGTCTTAAAAGATTCTATTAAAAAGTCTCAAAATAGACATAGCATTGAAGGAAGAATTAACAACTTATATGAAAACATAATGGATCTTCTTACAGAAGGAACACCTACTTTTAACAGTATTAAAGATATTGGCGGGAGAATTATGGGGTCTGTCGTGAGAGGAATAGGATATGGAATTGCTGCATCATTTCAGATTTTCTCTGGGAGCTTAGACGCTGGCGTTGATATGCTAGGCTTAGAAACATCAAAGACTCTTAGAAAAGAGTTTGGTATTAAGCCTGGTAAAAAACTAAGAGCAATAGATTTGTTAGGGATATCAACTAAAGAGACTGGAGAACTGTCTGACAATTTCGGTAAAGAAAGTGCAAAGTTTGTATTAAATCTTCCTACATTTATGTCATTCGCAGGAAGCTTTTTACTTGATTTTAAAGATGTAATAGGCGATTTTGCGGGAGGATTACTTGGATTTTTTGGTGAAATGTCATCATCAATATACGATAATACAGATAATAAATTATTAAAAGCATATATGGCTGCAAATCTAGATTTTGTAAAAGCAGAAAAATATTCACATGCTTCAAAAGGACTTGATCTCCTAAAAGGGAAAACAAGCATCGACGCAATTACAGGAAGTTTCATAACAGATGAATCTAAAGATAATAAATATGCAGACTATGATTATAAGATGGGTGCTTTACCGAAAATATTCGGTACAATCCAAGGCTTTAAAGACAACTTGCATAAAGATTCATATGCATATAAATACTTGAGTGATTCAAAAGTCATTAGTCAAATAAAATATTTAGAAAAAAATGCTGAACATATTGGACACGGTAACTTAAAAGTAGGTGATTTCTTATTAGGTTTTGAAGACCTAGAAATTGAAGAAAGAATTACTGCTGGCTTACATATATTAAGTAACGCAACAGAATTAAATGCAAATCAGCCTTCAGCAATTCATAGACTTTTAGACAATAAAAAAACAGAAGCAAAAACTTTAAATTTAATTAATAGCAGTTATATTAACAATAAAAGACAAGAAAATGCAATGAAGAAAAAGCTTTCTGATTTAATATCTGAAACTCCTATGAATTCTGTAAGTAGCTATACCGGAGGCTTTAATTTGTTTGGTGATGATCCTATTGATGAAATGAATAAATATAGAGATAAAATAAACAAAAATATATCTTTAGAAAAAAATCATATGTCTCGCTTTAAGACTAAAGATTATCATTTAAAAGGGAAAGGTGCTGTTATTACAATAGGAAATTCAGAATATCACCTTGATGATCATGATGCAATTTATGCATCAAAAAAAGGAGGATTTTTAAACAAGTTGTATATTGAAATTTTTGACACACATAATCAGTTTACTGAAGAGCTTTTTTGTATTGTAAAAGAAAACAATAACAAGAAAATCTTGGAAGTTGAAAATTATTATAAAGGTTTAATTGCTAATAAATCATTAAAAGATTCTTTAATTGATAATAATCAAATTACAAAAGAAGTTTCTGATGAAGAAGTTTTAAATTTAGTAAATTTATGTATTGAAATAGTGCAACTAAATTCTTCTAGGAAAATAGTTACAAATAACGTAAAAGTAAATGTTGCTACTTAAAGGTAAAAAATGTCTAATTCTAACACGCCAACAAATAGCCCAGAACAAGAACAACAAAGTACAGATCAACTTAGCATTGCTAGAGAGCTCAATGGAGTTTTAGAACAAGTTTCAAATAGACTTGAGAAGATAAAACAACTTACAAAAACACAATCAGACTTTGTTAACTCAATGACTGAAAGCTTTTCTCAAATGCAAAACTTCATGTCAGGAATGTCAGAAAGTTCAACTCAAATGGAGGAAGCTTTAAATGAAGCTTCAGAATCAGCACTTGAAAAATTTAGCGAAAAAAACATAGAAAAAGTAAGCAAAGGTTTAGAAAAAGTTGCAAATTCATACGAAGAAGCTTCAAATAGACAACAAAAGTCTTTAGAAAAAATAAGCGAAACAGTATCTTCAATGAGCAATGCAACGTCAGCTATTAATAATAATATGAAAAACAGTACAACTGCAATTAATAAACATCTTTCTAAAGGCAAGAAAGTTTTTAATTCATTTCATGAAAATTCTGTTAATATCAATAAAGAACTAACTGTGCTTACTGAAAATGTAAAAGAGATTGCCAGTAAAATATCCAAATTACTTTCAGGATTTGGGAAGGCAATTTCATCTACACTTGCTGTGGGTTCTGCTTTAGTAAAAGGTATAGGTGGCTTTGTTTTTTCTTTGGTCGGCGCAGCTGCAAAGTTTGTTAAGTTTGCTGCAACTGTTCCTTTTACTATAATGAAGCATGCAGTTAACATAGGAAATACAATAAGACGTGATTTAGTTGAAGTTATTCAAAGTGCTGCTGAAGGTTTAAAAGAAAAATTTGACATGAATTCAAATATAGGTAAAGGAATTCAAGCAATGACTTCAAGAGGTAAGGGTATGCTTTTATCATTTCAAAACCCTTCAGCAGAACTAGTTAAACTATTTGGATTTGGAGCAAGCGGGATTGCTAACATGATAGGCTTTATGGGTGAAAACATTGATGCTATGGGACATTTTTCTGAAATTTTTGGTAAAAGCCTCATGAAAGATCCAGACAGACTTAAAAACTTTGCTAAAATGGTAAAAGGTTTTGGTTTTTCATCGGAAGATGTTTCATATATGGCACTAGATGCTGCTACAAACATGAAGCATATTAATGTAAGAATGGCAGAGTTAGGTGTAACATTAGAAAGCACAGCAAAAGAATTTGGTGTTGATAGGAAAAGGCTCTCTAAGAACTTTATGATTCTTAGAAAAGACATAACGCAGTTTGGTCACTTATCAGACGAAGAAATATCAAGAACAACAGCAAGACTTACTCAAATGAAAGTAAAACTTGAAGATGCATCTGCAGTGTTTAAAAAGTTTAGTACTTTTCAAGACGCAGCAAATTCTGTTGCAATGTTATCTCAAACTTTTGGCATGAATTTAGATGCTATGGATATGATTCAAGCAAAAAACCCTGAAGAAATAATCAATATGTTTAGAACTTCTATGCTAGAAACAGGGCAATCCTTTCAAGATCTTAATCGATTTGAAAAAGACTTGATGTCACAGCATACCGGAATGTCTTCAGAAAGTTTAAGTGCTTTAATGAACTATAGAGACTTAGGCCTAACACATGAAGAAGCTGTTAAGAGAATGGAATCAGAAAAGCCTACTTCAAAGCAGATGAAATCAATAAAGAAACTAAACTCTGCTATAAAAGAAGTTCAAAAAATAATGACTTTTGATTCACCATTTCAGGCTTTCTTTAAAGGTCTTTCAAGTAATGTAGCTCTTTCGAAAGATCTTAGAGGCACATTAACTTCTTTGAGTAGCGGTTATCAAGGAATATACGAGTATGCACTTAATCTTGATCCTAATACATGGATAGGATTAATCAAACCTATAAAACTTGTTATTGAAATAATGAGTAGTATTTTAAAGAGTGATGCTTTTAAAGGAGGCTTGATTAACACTGTAAAGTCAATTGCAGATTTTACAGCACAAATGTTTGGTGCAACAAGGAGTGATGTTATTCTTTCAAATCTTGAAGTAAACATTGGAATGGCTATGAAAAAAGGAGGAGAGTTAGGAACAAAAAAACAAAAAGCAGACTTTAATAAAATGATAGTAGATAGCGTCAAAAGCTATGAGACACATCTAGCAGGTATCGTTGACTTAGAAGAAATGAAAAAAATTAAAAATCCCTTAGACTTAATAAGGAAGCTCAATCAATATAAACAAAGTTTAGGTCCAAAACAAACATCATTAATTAAAATGTATGATAAAATGATGGTTACAATTGGTGAAAAAATAAATGTTAAATACAAGACTAATCAAAAAATAAAAACTCAAAAAACAAACCAGATTCAAAAAGTTAAAACTGCTAAAAGTGATATAGTACTAGCTAATGGCTTAACTGAAACTGTTGATAAAAACACTGGTAATCTTGCTAAATTAATCAAGTTAAGCGGTAGAATTGCAGGTGCTGTAATTAGAGGTGCTGCTATAGGTTTTACTGCACTTTTAAAAGTAATTAATACACAGACTTCTAAGTTTGATGCTGATCAGGCAAAAAATAGTGGCAAGAAAAAGAAAAATATGATTGAAGACTTTTTGCACTTTGAACCAGGAGAATTTGGTAAAATAGCTGATTCAATCCGAAAGGCTTTTCTTGGTTTTTTTGAAAACATGAAGAAAACAAATAAAGGCGTCACTATTTTTAGCTGGTTTCTGACAGGTATTACAGACGCAATTAGTTTAGTATTTAACTTTTTTGTTGATACATTAAAAACAGGTGTTAATGAAATACTAGGCAAAAAAGTATTTGAACAATCTACATCGTCTATGATAAGCCAAGCTCAAATTAACGCGATAAAAAGTCCGCAAGGTTCTAAAGGATTAGGCGCTAGCGCAGCTACAGACGTGGTAAGACAGGTGTCTAGAGGAAAGGATATATCAACGCAAAGTATAGCAGACTTAGTTGTATCTTTAGAAAGCAAAATTTCAGATGTCAAAGATCCTACAAAAAAGAAATCTTTACAAAGTCAAGTATCAGCATTAAGAGAAAAGTTTGAAGAAGAAGGTAAAACAGACAAAGGAAAAAAAGAAATACTTTCAGGAGCAGCTAATGTTTTAAAATCAACAGGATCCAAACAAGATCTCGTTGAAGGAAAATTAATTGAATCTTCACAAAGCATGGAAGAAAACATTAAAATATTTTCTAAAGTTTTTGCAATGATTGCAAAAAAACAAGAAGATGCTGGAGTAAAAAAACACTGGAATTTTGGATCTAGTTCTACAATGAGTAGACTAATAAACAATTATTCAGGCAATAAAGTCATAGCTTCTTACCTTGGTAGTTTAGACGAGTTTAAAGAAGCTTATAAAACAGAAAACTTAAACTCAATAAAAACAGACAAATCATATGACTTTAAAGATTTTCACGGATATAAAGGAAAGAAATCAAAGACTTCTCCGTGGATACCTAATTGGAGTATTAATTCTATTATAGGTTTAGGTGATAGTCAAAAATACGGAAAAGGATTTGGTCAAGCAGGCACAAAATTTATAAAGCATTTTAGATATGTATCCCCACTTGATGCACCAGCTGTTTCTTTTAACAAAGAAACAAAAACATCAGTTCCCCAAGAGATTACACAAGTAGATGCAACAAATCCAGGAAAAAATGTAATTAAAACAAACGACTTTGTTACAGACATGTTTAATAGAATTATGAGTAATATGCCTATTATGAATTCTAACTTTGACATTGTAAAAAATATGATTTATGGTATAAGCTCTCCTTCTATATCTGACGAAGATTTAAATCTAGGCGTCACACAAAATACAAGCACAGCAAAAGCTGACATTACTGAGATGATTATGAATAGATCGTCAATTCCTAAAACAAATACAAAGAGAATGACAAAAGACGACTTTACGAAGATATCAAGCAAATTAAAAGAAGAGATGCAAAAAACAAAAGATACACCAATAGAAGTAGAAGGATTTATGAACATTAGTGAAGAAATTACTGATTTAATTGCTAAAGTCATGATTCAAAGAAATCTTGCAGGAAAAATGACAAGAGCAGACTGGACGATGTTAGGCAAATCATTATCAGGCAGCGCAACTAAGTCTGCTGGCGGTGACGACGGTGCATTTAACAATGGACAAACACAAAGCTACAGTAGCCCATAAAGAAAGAGGTTAACATGAAATCCATAGATATAAAAGAATTTATTGAAGCATTAGGAATAAAGCAAGCTTTATGCGAAAGCCTTGCACAAAAAACTAATAAGAGTAAAGAAGATCTTGAAAAAAGTTTTAATGATATTATAGAAAAAGAAATAAATAGAATTGGCGAATCTATGCAAAGTGCACAATCTAATCCTCAAGATACTTCACGTTTACGAGATTTATCACTGGATGACTTTATGAAAGACAATGATAAAATTATCAAGGATAAATAAAAATGTCAACGAAATACATTCTGGACCCTTCTGGAAATATAATAAAAATTGAAAACGGTAGTATTGAAAGAAAAAATTTAAACAACAAAGATAAACCAGAAAACGATTATTTAATTGAAGTAAACAAAAGTCAGAACGTAGTAGGTAATAGTGATAATATAAATCAAACTAGTCTCAGAAGAAATCGAACTGGTTTTGGTTTAGAGCCTAATAGTCCACTTGCTCGAGAAGATGAAATTTACATTTTAGGCAAGAGCAACAATGACCCTTCTTTTGGCTTTACAGATCCTACACTTGACAATACACAGAAATCTTTCAAGCCTTTTAATTCTATAACTGAAAAAGAAGATAGAATGCCTAAAGTTTTTGCTGATGAGTTTGAAATGCTCACAGGAATGAGACTTAGAGGCGATGAGTTTACAGATGATGCTGGCGAAGTAATAGGTCTTTTGTTTACTTATATCGCAGAATCTGTTGTAAGAATTGCAACATTAGAAGCTATTGTAGCATTAAATCAACTGACTTCGTCGGATAGAAACGAAACTTATGAAAAATACAATCTTAGACTAGGCAAATATGACTTTGACGATTTTGATATTTTTACAAAGTATGTTTTTAATGTTTTAAATTATCCACATGAAAACTCAACAATAGATGAAAGACTTGCTGCTTACTTTTTTGGATTTGCCTCTTGGCTCTCACCTGACATGGTTTTTGATATTAATAAATTTATAGATTTAAAAACTGATAGTAAAAATTCTATAGACTTTTTTAAGGTAATACCTGACATGATTAATCCGGGTTTTGATTTTTCTGTTATTAGTATACCAAGAGAAGCACACTTACTGATCGACTCAGCACTTTCTGCTACGATAGAAGCAACAGCATCTGCTTTTACTAACACAACAGTTATTAATAGAGTCAAGCTACTCTTAAGAAAGTTTTATCAAGAAAAACACTGGAACTCAAATCTTTATAATGCTAAAGATAAAAACTTAGTTTTAGATTGGTTTACAGACTTAAACTACTATTATTTTAGATTTTATATTGAAAGAGTTCAAGTAGGTTTAAAACTTTTAGATTACTATTACGATAGACTGACTTATATGGACACAAATAGTCCAGAAACACCTTTAACAAGAGTCAGTGGAAATAGATCTCATGCAGATGATAGTGTATACAATACAATTGTTAGTGGTAAAGAATATCTATGGAAAGCAAGTGACTCTGGAAGTAACAAGTCATTAGGGCAGAAGCCAAGTTTACCTACTAGAATAAGAGCTCTTCCACAAGGATTAAACTTAAATCACACTTTTTACAAATCATTAGCATTAAACAATAAAAATTCAATTAGTCTAGATAATAGTTTATTTCAAAATTTTTACACAAGTGAAGAAAGAAGATTACCTTCTTCTCTAGTAAGAGAAATAGAGCATCAACTAGAGTCTGAATATATGCCTTTTTACTTTCATGATCTACGAACAAACGAGATAATATCGTTTCATGCTTTTATAGAGAATATAAGTGACTCTTTTACACCAGACTATAATTCTGCTTCTGGATTTGGTAGAATTGATGAAGTAAGATCTTATGTTAAAACAACTAGAAATATAAATTTATCATTTATTTTAGCAGCTACATCAGAAACAGATCACGACTTAATGTGGTATCAAATAAATAAAGTCGTAGCAATGTGTTACCCACAATGGTCTGATGCATTTTCAGTTCAAACAAAAGATAAAGAAGGCAATATACTTCCCGGCCAGTTTAAATATCCTTTTACACAAGTTCCAACAGCTTCACCTTTAATTAGACTTAGAGTAGGAGACTTAATTAAAAGTAACTATAGTAGAGTTAATCTATCGAGATTACATGGTTTAGGTGATCGTGAAGGGTTAGATAAAGAATTCCACCTTTCAGACAACTTAGAAAGTTTTAATAAAGCGCATAGTGCATCAAGGGATCAAGAAGCCGATACTTCTGTGCGTCAAACAGAAGCTGCTTCTGATCTTCATAATTTAATGCAAGATCAAGTTGCAATCAAAAAAGAGATGAGAAAGATTGATGAAAATTTAAAAATTTACGAAAAAGCCGAGGTTGAGCTTGATGAAATATTAAGTGAAATTAATGCAAAAGTGAATAAGTTAATAGGATTAGGTGTAAATGTTACTAACCCAGTAGCTGCGATAAATGTTTCTAAAGATGGTAATAAAGCAACTTTTTCAAATGGATCTGATAATTTTGTGACTTTTTATGCAAATAAGTTAATTGCAGAAAAGAAAGCAGTACTTGATAAATTAGATAAGCAACTAAACAAGAAAAATACCGAGTCATATAATAAAGGTGTATCTGCTTTAGAAAAGAAAGGAAAAAATAAAGAAAAAAATACAAAATTATTAGAAAAAAAGAAAGAGGAAGTAACTAAACTTACTAATGATTTGGTAAGCTTAACTAAAAAAAATGCTGCAATAAGAGCAAAAATTAAAAAAATGAAAAGTGCACATTCAGATTATCTTTTGCCTGGAATATACAAAAACAAGTCTGGAAAAAGAGCTATTAATATTACACATGAAACGCCTATAGTTGAAATATTATCAACTAATGGAAATATTTATATAGTTAAAGTAAAATTTGGAGGTAGAAACTATGAGTTATTTGCTGACTCAAATAAAATATTAAAGAACAGCTTGAAATATTTTGCTGGTGATGAAATTCTATCTAAAACAATTAAAAATACAATTAAAGATGCAGATAGAATATTAAAGCCTGTTCACAAAGATCAAAAGGGCAATGTGTTTTCAAACAATCCGATAACTAGAGCTTATGAAAGTGGAATGAGTAGAGGATTAGCAGGATTTATTACAAATTTAGACCTTGGTTATAATGAATCTACTTGGGAAACTAGTAGAATAGGATCTAAAGCACCTATACTTGTCAAAGTAAACATTGCATTTTCTCCAATTCATGATATACCACCAGGGCTTGATCACAATGGTATGCTTCGTGCTCCTGTCTACAATGTAGGTAAAATAAACAACCAGTTTTTTGGTGACCCACATGATGGTTATTCTGATTATAGTGAGGATGGAATAACACAAAATGAAAAAAGTGAATATAAGATTGGAAGAGGAAGAAGTGCTTCCTTACAAAAATATGAAAGATTTATGAATGCAAAAAATAAAAACAAGTAAGGAAAAATAATGTCTGAATATATTAGTCGATACAATAAAAGAGGAAAAAGTATAGTAAGTGACATTTACTTTGGTGTAGAAAATGGTACGATAGGAATTATAGACACAATAACATCAGATGGAAGAAGATTAGATCATTATGCACATGAATATTACGGAAATGGATTAAATTGGTGGATTATAGCAGCAGCAAGTGGAATTAGATGGGGAATGGGAATAGGTGATGGTGATGGTAATAAAATAGAAGATGAAAAGTCTGTTTTATTTATTCCTAATATAAGTGATGTTATTGCGATAAAAGAAAGATAATAAAAAGAAAGTTTAAAAATGAATACTTCAGACAGAACACAGTCTTCAAGAGTTTTATCAAGTATTAGAGAGTCTAATATAGTCAACTATGTTAATATAATGTCTGATGAGGATGTTTTAACAACACTTCTAGGTAGATCTACTACTACTACTAAAAAAGAAGAAAACATAAAAAAACTTTTAAATGAAAACAGTGAAACAAAACAAACAGTTTTAAATGCAGTTTCTGATGTTTTGCAATCAATTACGACAGAATGCATGACAATTTCAGAACTCTTAGAGCACCTTTATAAAAACTATAGTGATGATGTTATAAATGCTTTAGGCGATTTCATTAAAATAGTTCATGCACCTCAAAACGTTATAATACAAAGTGGCAATAATACTGGGAGAGATGAAGTTCTTTTTGAAAATACACCTTTTGCAATACCTTTTGATAATGCACTTCCGGTTAAGACAGGTAACAAATATAAGCATTCTTCAACCTATGGTCTAGTATCCTCTGAAGTTATACAAAGTATTTATAAAAATAAAAATAATGAAAAAAATTTAGAATCTGACGGTATAAATGCATTATATGAAAAAATGGGAAATTTATTAAGAAAAACAAATGATGCTTCTCAAAATGATATATCTTCTGGCGTAATTTTTAGTGCTGACGGTATAATAAACAACAAAATTATAGGCACAAAACCACCTAGAGGAGATAGAGGTAAAGGCCTTGAAGTACAGTTTGCTAATGCAAAATACACTAAAGATGATTCAATACCAAGTAATTCTTTTGAAGGAAGAGTAAAAGCAACAAAGTCAGATACTAGTTTTGCTTTTATAATGATGGATAGTGCTGATTTAAGAATAGGAACTAGAAACAGTCTAGAACTAGCAACTTTTTTTAACACACTTAGCACGATAGAGTTGAGTAAATGTCAACCTTATTTTAATGCAGTGTTTATATTACCTGGCGAAGTTAAAAATTCATCAGGTAAAGTATTTAAAACTGCATCTATAACACAATTTTTTAATGGAACACCTATAAGTGAAGGATTTACTTCTGATGTTTATAAAACATTAGAGGCTTCTTTTGTTCGAACACAAAACACTAGAGATGGAGTGTTAGAGTCTAATGCAGTAAATACAAATCTTTCTGCATTTACTATGCCTCAAACAATAAATAACTTTGATGAAATATTTGTCGGACACAATGAAAACGTTCAACCGTATAAAAATAAAAATTTTAGAAGATCTACGTCAATACATGACTACACAAGACCTTTTATGACAATAAAGAGCTTTGATATTGACGTAGCACCTACACAAGGTCTTATGTCTTTTAAAACTGGTAAGCTATCTTTAATATTACATGATAGAACGAGAATGACAGATATTGCTCCTTTTATTAAGCCCGATCTTTTTGGTTCGTTTGGAGCAGAAATAGCTGTTGAGTATGGTTGGTCTCATATTGATGGTGGCGGAAACATAAACTATTTAGGAGATTTCTTAAATAATTCTAGAGTTGTAGAGAAATACATCATTACAAATTCTTCTTTTTCAATGGATAATAATGGGCAGGTAAATATTGACTTGTCTATTGCTATGAGAGGTCCTTTAGATGTAAAACAAATTGTAATTAAATCAAGTCCTCCAGTAGAAGCTTCAAAAGACAAAGCAATGACATCATTAAATAGCTTAAATCAATCATTAGCTAGCTTTGAAAATTTTAGTCTAGAAAGATTTATAAGTACGTTTCATGATGAAATTGGAGCAATAAATACTGCTTCTATTACAGAAGCATCATTAACTGCATGTAACAATCTAGTCAAAAATAAATTAATAAAAGGCAAAAATAGAAAAGAACTAGAAAATCAAATAAAAAATATAAAAGAAGTAAAAAAATTAAAAGAATTTATAATTTCATTAAGTCAAAACAAGAAGGGTAAATATTATATTAGAAACCCGATCGTTACTGAAGGGCTTGATGGAGTGCTTCTTGATGAAATAACAGATGCACTAAAAGTAAATTTAGTAGATGCAATTATTAATATAAAAAGTATTGTTAATGTTAAAGCAGGCAATGCGTCTAAGGCGAACACTTTAGTACATGAAATAATTGGCGGGTTAGATAAGATAGATCCTTTTTATAATAAAGAGTGGTTAAATCAGTGGTTAAAGATTGTTGTAGGTAAAAAAGACGTTGAAAATACCGGTACAACAATTTCAGGAATTGGTAAATCTAAATTAGGTGGTACTTCTTATGTTTCTTTTGGTGCATTTATAACTGGATTGATTGGGACCCATATGACATGTACGGGTAAATTTAATGAAATTCAAGTTGTAAGTTATACAGCAAATGAATTTTGCGGATTAATGTCTAATTTAAACATTGCATCCTTCTTGCTTCCTAGACTTGACTTAGAAATATTTTTAAAAGATTTATTTAAAGCAGGAACTAGTATGACTTTAGAAAGTATTATCAAACAAGTTATAGAACGTTTTATTTCTACAAGACTTCAAATATGTTATGGTTTAAGCGAATTCTACGAAAGAGATGCAGCAAAAAACACAATAATAAACAAAAAAAGATCTGGAAACACAAAAATATTACAAGAAAATATAAATAAAAAACTTTTTGAAATTTATACAAACTTAGCAGTTGATAAAAGTACTGATGCAAGTAAAGGTCAAGAAATTACAGGTTATGAAGATATAAAATTTATTATGCCTAAAATAAAGTTTACGTTTGATACAATGACATCAAAAAAATCATCATTTCAAAAAACAATATGCAGAATTTCTATTTTTGATCAAAATGATAATCCTTTCGGCTCTGTTCATACAATAATGAAAAAAGTATATGATGAAGATGGTGTTGTTGCAGTATCAGCTAAACTTAATAAATTAAGAGCAGAATACAAAGCAGGATCAAAAAACAAAAATCAACAAAAAGTAACAAAAGAAAGATTTTACAAAAAACAAAATGAAATACTTGACAGATTAGAAAGAGAAGGTAAGTTAGTCAAGATTGACGATTCAGGTCTTTATAAAATAGTAGACACATTTCAATTAGATACAATAAAAAATAGCATTAAAAATATTATGCCTTCTATTACATATGGAACTCAAAACTCTGCGATTATTGATGCATCTGTTACAACTGTAAACGAATCAAAATTAAATACTGTTTATTTGACAAGATCAGATAGAAATAACAGGAAAAAACAGCTTGAAACAAAAGTTGAATTTCAAAAAGACTTACCTTTAAGAGTCTTACCATCACAGTCAACTGTTACAACTTGGGGCTGTCCATTTATTAACTTTGCACAATACATCTTTTTAGACTTTGAAACTGGCACGACAATAGACAATGCATATGCTGTTACAGGTATTAAGCACAGTATGACACCTGGAAAATTTACTACATCTATTACTCTTTCATATGGCGACGTTTATGGAAAATATGAAAATGCTGCTAAGACTATTGCAAGAGAGTTAGATGATAGAAAGAAGCATGATAATAAAACTAAAGAAGAAAAAAAAGCAGAGAACAAAACTAAGCCTAATGCTGCGACTGAGCCTGACTCTTCTAATTCAAGTAAAGATAATAAAGTCAAGATCACTAAAAAGTCTGTTATAGACTTTACAAAGAAAATGATAGTACCTGAAAGTGTTTTAAATCTAGACGCTTCAATAAGACCTACACTATCATTTGACCTAGGTGGTATAACATATAATATAAATACTAATTTTTTAATTTACAATAGAAATATTATATGTGTTAAAACTAACGATTCTGATACTACAGTAAATATTAATTTTTTCCATTTTCTAGATTTTGATAAAGATTTTAATAAAGATATTCATGTAAATCTAGATATTTCTAGTTTTGTAAAAAATTCTAAAGTTATTAATAATAAATTTTTTAATGAACAATATGAAAATTATATCTCTAATAAAATAATTAATCGAAGAAGAAGTTCTTTTTATAATATTACTAGAAAAAGCAAACTATTTAACTCAAAAAAAATAAAAGAAAGCAATGAAGCTATAAAATGGTATAAAGATGATAAAGCTTTAAAAGATTTTTTTATCAATATTATTAATACAAATAAATTATCATATAGCTATAAAATTAACTATATAGATAATAAAAAGTCTGATCTACAAAAAGCAGCTTCGAAGTGTAAAGCATCTATCAAGATAAATAAATCAAATGATTTTATAGAACTATTTAATAAAGAATTTAAAAAAGCAATAAATAAAGATTTTTTAAAAGAGTTTATTTATACAGACAAATTTGATATAAGTTCAATAGAATTATTAGAAAAAAGCATTAAGATTAATTATTCTAGTAAAAAAAGAAGCATAAATCAGACTTTTGAAATATTTTATACTTCTTTATATGCATTAAATTATTTCACTTTAGAAAGAAAAATGAAGGAAAATATTGAAAAAAATCTTGTAAGGTAAAAAATATCGTGTAAATTTTAAATTTTGTGTTTATATTAATAAACATGAATACAGAATATAAAATTTACAATATAAAAACACTAAATAACTGGCAAAAATTTAACAATATGTTTAAAACAACATCTGACATATTAGAAATTCTACCAGAACATTTTATTAACGC